TATATTTTTAATTTAATAATATATATAATTAATAATATATAAAATTTATTATATTATTAATAATATAATTTTTATTTTTATTTTTTTTTTTTTTTTTTTTTTTTAAGGTTAATTCTATTCCAGTAATATCCTCTATCTGTTCTAATAAATTATTATGATCTCTAATATTTTGCTTGTCACTAACATATTGATTCTTAATTTTTTTATCATTCTCTAAAATTAAATTTTCTATATTCTCATTATTTTTTTTATTTATTTCAACTTTTGGATTCTCAATCTTTCTTTCATTCTCCAAAATTAAATTTTCTATATTCTGAATATGTTGATTTATTTCTTCTTTTTTTTTAATATTCTTTTTTTCTATCTCAATATTCTTTTCTTCTTCCTCGATTTTTAAGCTATTAATAAAATCTTTTATTGTAATACAAGATTTTTCATTATTTTCAATTATTAAATTTGTATTTAAATCAATAATCTGTTTTTTTATAAAATTTTTCAAATTTAAATCATCTAATTCACTTTTATATTTATTATCTTCTATATTTTTCTTATCATTTTCTATTATCAAAATATTTGATATAAATTCTTTTAAATATATTTCATCTAATATTTTATTTTTATTTTCATTTTCATTATTTTTTAAATTTGTATTAATTTTTAAAGAGAAATTTTCCAAAATTTTATTTAGATTTTCGCTACTATTAAGTGCTATATCTTTTAAAATTTTTTTTTCATTTTTATTATTCAAATATCTTTCTATATTTTCAATTATTAAGAGATTTTTATCTAAAACTTTACCATTTTTATCAATCCATTTAAAATCACTTACTTTAGCTCCTTTATCAAAATAAAAATATAATTTATTTATTTCTCCTTGCCAAGTTTTGGGTAAATTCCAAATATTTACTGATATGGAAGTTAACTCTAGAGGGTCAAATAATTCACCTTCACCTAATGTAAAATCATTATTACCAAAATCTGTTTTTTCATTATCAATAGTTTTACCAATGAAAAATCCTATTTTATTATCATCTGTAATCCTTATTTGAATTAAAACAGGTATTGGATTGTCATTTTTTTTAAAATGTTTACTATTTATATATTTTAAAATTTTGTTTTCATTTAATCTCATACTACTAGTTATACCTCCATATCTATTTTTTTGTATCTTATAATATCTTTTTTTTATATCTTTAGGAAATTCTGATGAATAACCAATTGATATTTCACTTGGTTTTGTTGTCTCTTCATGATTATAAATAAATTGTATTCCAGATATTTGATTTCCTTTTTTAATATATTGATTTATTACATTATTAATTATTTCTATATTATTAAATATACTTGCTTCTTTCATTTTATATTTTATAAAAATATTAATTTAATTAATTAATGCTAATTTTTCAGCTATCTCAGGAAGATTACTTAAAAAAATAAACAATAAAGTAACTAAAATTTCTGTCTGTAAATAAATTAAATTTTTCTTTGTATATAAATCCAAAAAATAGCTACTAAAATCTGGTGTATATAAAATTGCAAAGGCTAAACCCAAGGCATCACTACTGGTTTTTGGATTAAGATATGGTCCTATTAAACTAATTATTTCTGATCCTGCAATAGCACCTACTTGATTTTCAGGAAATAAACTACTTAATATCATTGCTCTATTCATTCTAAGTAATCCTTGTAATGCAATTCCCTGCATATTATTATTTTTTTTTTAATTATTTTTATATTATTTTATTCTTGAGTTATATTATTAGCATAAATAATAGATCCAATATTTTGTAATTCGAATAATGAACTCTCTATAGGAAATTTATATATGTTATTATTTATTGCAACTAGATATGTACTAATTAATAATATTAATATCGATATTTTTGCACTTTTTTCTTTACCAAAAATAACTGGCCAAGTATTTATTCCATCTTCTTTATCTTCTTCTAAGTCTTTTATATCAGCTAAGTTACTTGTTCCTAATATAGACAAAAAACAAGGAATATAATTTAAAGGATCATTTATAATATTATAATTTCCTTCATACCAAACACTTGGTATTATTATTGATGTTAAAACCCAGAAACTACTTATATATATTGCTTTCAATTCACCAAATCTTTCTTTAAATTGTTTATAATAGAGTGTGGAAGTTAAAGGTAAAACTAATAATTTTGTTTCCTCTACAGAAACTAGATCTTTTATTATAATACAATATGCTAATAATAATAATATACCCATAATTTCTTTATTATTTCTAAAATATATATTTAATTCTGTATTATTATCATTATTTATTGAATCTAATAATCTATCTGTTCCATATGTAAAAAACCCAACTAAACTTTGAAAAAAAAATAATTCTTTGGTATTTATATCTATACCATAATGTAAATTTGTGAATGTTTTTTCCAAAAAAAATAAAGGTATTCCTATTTCACTTCCAGGTAAAGGATTTACTAGCATTTTTATATTATTTATTTTTCTAAATGGAATTCTAGATATGTGCATTTAATTTTTAAAATATTTTAAAATTAAATACTTAACTCATCATGGTAATAAACAATTAACAAAATCATAATACCAATTTATCAAATCTGACCCTGTACTATCACCCCACTGAACTATATTTATTAAATCTAATATTAATGTTTTTTTTAAATCTTCTGGAATAATTCTTGAATCTATTATTCTTGTTATATAAATATCATTCCATTCTAATACTTTTTTTGAAACTATATCAGCTGCTGGTAACCAACCTGTCACCTCTTTTATCCAAAATTTATTTATATCATTATGGATTTCATTTAAAATAAAAGGAGATTTTGATGCACATAATACATTTTTTGCTATTGAACAAAATGCTTTACTTTTCACTGCTGTTACTGGTTCTGGTACTAAACTATCTACATTTACAAACAATAATAATAAACTTAATAATAACTTCCTCATTATATTATACCTTTTTTCTTTTTTAATTATTAATTATAAGATATATCTAAACTCTCTAAATAACTATTATCTATTGTTATATCTTTCAATAATTTATTTGCTGTTAAATCTAATGCTTCTTCATTTTCTCTTAAAATATCTACTGCCATGTTCTTAGCAAAGTCTAATAATTCTTTAACTCCCATATCTATTTGACTTCTTGCATATTCTGAAATTCCTTGACTTGACATCGCCATACTTCTTCCTAAAAATGGTTGATCATTATCATCTGTTTGTACTGTTAAACTTCCATCACTTGATCCAAATAATTTTATATAATTTCTTGCTAGGTCATCTGCTTGTTTTAAATCATTTGAAGCTCCTGTCGTAATATCTAAATCTTCTGTTGATCCAAATAATCTATGATCACTATAATTATCATTTTCTATTATTCTTTTTTTATTATATAAAACTATTTCTGCTGCTCTCCCTCCCAAACTTACTAATAATCTTGACAATAAATATTTCTTTGTTGGATAACTATTATATCTATCTTTTGGTGTAAATAGTGTATACCCTCCTGCCCCTCCTTTATTTGCAGTTATTGTCACTTTTCTTACATCATAAAATTCTGAAAATAAACTAGCTATTAATGCATGACCTGCCTCATGATATGCAACTAGTTCTAATAATTCATTATCTCTTGTTTCTTTATTTGATGGTAAACCTATTGTTGTCTTTTCAAATGCATCTAAAAATCTATCTCTAGTTATTATTGTACTATTATTTCTTAATGATAAAATTATTGCTTCATTCGCTAAATTTTCTAAATCTGCTCCTGAAAACCCTCCCGTTAATTGTGCTATTTCTTTTAAATCTACATCATCTGATATTTTTTTATTTCTTAAATGCACTTTTAATATTTCCTCTCTTCCATTATCGTCTGGTAATCCTACTTTTACTTTTCTATCAAATCTACCTGATCTTACTAATGCCGAATCTAAAATATCTACTCTATTTGTTGCACCTAAAATTATAATACCTTCCTCTTTTCCAAAACCATCCATATTTGTTAATATTTGATTTAATGTTTGTTCTCGTTCATCATTACCTGAATTTACACCTGTACCTCTTTGTCTACCAATTGCATCTATTTCATCTATAAAAATAACTGCTGGTTTATTTTCTCTTGCTAAATCAAATAATTTTCTAACTCTTGCTGCACCTACTCCTACAAACATTTCAATAAATTCTGATCCTGTTGCTGGAATAAAAGAAACTCCTGCTTCACCTGCTACTGCTCTAGCCAATAAAGTTTTACCTGTTCCTGGAGGTCCTTCTAATAATGCTCCTTTTGGAACCTTTGCACCTGCTTCCGCATAATACATTGGATTTTTTAGAAAATCTACTATTTCTTCTAATTCATATTTTGCTTCATCACATCCTGCAACATCGCTAAATTTTGTACTTATATTTGTATCTACTGTTATCAATTCAACTTTGTTGTTTAATGGATTTGGCCCCATCCCTGGCAATCCACCTCCACCTCTCCCTGTTATTAAAGTTCCAACTATACTTAATAATAAATAAGCAAATCCTATATTTAAAATTATTTGAAAAATTGAACTTATATCGAAATTACCTGGTTGGTAAAATATATCATAATTTATATTATGACTATTTAAGATATCTAATACTCTATTTGTTAGTTCTGGAATACCTGTTCTTACTAAATGTAAATTGTTACTATCTATTATTTCATTATAATTTTTGTCTATAGCTACTAATCCATTTACTATATTATCTTTTACTATTAAACTTACTCCTTCTATATTATCTTTATCTACTCTAGCACTTAATTCTTGAATTGTCCATGGTTCTCCTATTTCTGCTCTACCATTCGCAAATTTGTTTACTATATTTACTGGACTTTCTAAATTCATTTTTATATTTATCTTGCTTTTACCTATATTTCCTAAGAAATATCCTCCTACATTATTACATAGTATAAATAACAAAACACTCTTCATATTTATACTATATTTTTTTATCTTTAATTCTCTTTTACATCTTTTTCAATAGTATTTTCTTTTTTACCTGTTTGATTTCTTTTATGTCTCAACTGTCTTTTTCTTGTTAATCTTCTTATGCTTTCTTCCCATAATTTACTATATTCACTATCCTGTTTTTCTAACCTTTTATCTAATTTCAAATTTTCTGGAACTATATGTGCTAGCCAACCTTTATATGTTCCTTTATTTCCCATTCTCTTTCTATAATCTGATAAATCTCGTTTCATCATTGCTATTGATTTATCTCTCGATGTATCTACTTCTAAATTATCAAGACCTTTTTCTATTTCTTCATTTTCTTCCATTGGTTCTAAAGAAATTTCACTTGACATTTATATTTCTTTTAAATATATTATAATTTTAATTATATCTTATTACATTCTATTTCTAAAAATTGCCAATCTTTCTGAACTATATTGAATTGTAAATTCAAATACAAAATTTGTTGGATAATCTGATAAATCTACTATTCTACCATATTTATCTATTACTTGTATATGTAACTTTCTTATTCTTACTCCTCCATAATATTCTCTCTTTATATTATAATCTGTTACTGAATTAAATAATAAATGTTGAAAAGGTTCTATTTTTACTGGAACTCTCGCTAATATATCATCTGATATCAAACTATTATTATAACCTAATAATAATATTTGTTGTCCATGATTTCCTACAAAATCATTTACACTTACATATAATGCTGTTTCTTGAAATGCACCATATACTCTTAATGATCTTATAAATCCATTGAATTCTAATAATAAACTAAAACTTGCATCAAAATTAATATTACTATAATCTATCCATATTGGCTCTCCTATCTCTCCTTCATAATATATTTGTTCTAATTCAAATCCCATCGTGCCTAATGTCGTAAATCCAAAATTTATTTTTTCTTCATTTCCTCCTCTATATTTGTTGAATTTTCTTTCTGAATTTTTACATTGATATTCTTGCCAAATATTTGATAATCTATAACCTAATCTATCTCGTATATTTGGCACTAAATTTTTACTTGCATCATATGTTGTACCTGATGATAATGCTATCTGTTCTTGTTCTTTATTAAAATTATCCATTTCCACGTCTGTTTTTAATCTAAATACTGTTTTTGCTGAAAATTCTTCTATATCAAATTTTAAATATCTTAAATATCTATTTATTAAAATTCCATTTTCTATTATGTCCACATCAAAATAATTTTCTGAAAAATAATCTATCAAATTTCCCGATGTCCAAATTCCTGTTGGTATCCTTATATCTATACTCATTATTGCACCTGCTTCTATTACCAAATCTACTAATCTTAAATCTATTCTAAATTTATTATTCCCTTTCCTTTCTGAAAAAGTATTTATTAAATTTGGAATTTCTATATGAACTAATTCCACTGATATTACATTATCTATTGGTTCTGGTAACTCTATTGTAAAATCTGTTGATGTCTCATCTAATAATGCTAATGATAAATCATTTATTGGATAATATGATTTTTGAGTTCCTGGTCTTACATATGGTTTAGGTACTGATTTTTTACGAAATTCTGAATTTATTGAAATTTGCTTTTTAATTAAATTATATGTTCTTGGATTTAAATTTATATTTGATTGATTTATCGGATCCGTTGATAATACATCTCCTAATATAGACGGATTACTTTTAAAATTAAAATCTACTAAGTAATTAAACTTATTTTCCAAATTTTCAATATCTTTTTCTAAATTCTTCTCCTGAATTTTTTCTATCTTATCTTCTATTTGATCTTCTAAAAATAAATACACCTCTCTAAAAAAACTATTTAATTTTTTTCTTAATTCTATATTATCTATTTCATTATTTATATCTATCTTTTTTTCATACGCTGATTTTAATGTATTCTTATCTATTAAAATATTATTTAAATTTAATATTTCTTTTAACTCATTTATTGAATAATTATTAATGTCTGTATCTATAGAATCCATTTTAAAATTTGTATTTATTTTTTTATTTATATTATTACTATATAATGCCCAACTCACTTATTAAAAGAAATAATACATGTTATAAATATAACAAAAATAACCTTATTCAATTTAATAAAATTTCTAATAAAAAAGTATTTACTTCTTCACGATCTCCAAATATTTCAATTAATAACTGTTTAAAATTTGAGATTATTCTGAATGCTTATTACTTACTACATAATAATGTCGTTTATTATATCGATGATATATTTACTGCTTTTCAAACCAAAACTATTTATGAAATTAATTTACTTTATAATGAAGAAATTTTTAATAATTTAATTCTAGAAGTTTTTACTATTAAAAATAATTTGATTAATAATTATAATTATAACAACTTTTATTATATTGATATCTTTATAAATAATTATATTCAATCTATTTATAATATTTTAAATACTATTAGACATATCTTGAATTTTTTTAAAGATTTTGATGATAAAGCTAAATGTTGTGAAATTTTAAATGATTTAGATTTACTTAAAGACTATCTTATTAATCTCAAAAAGAAACAAAACACTACTTTGAATCCTATGATTGCTTCTAATTTTGCACTTACTTTAAAACCTGAATATAATTTATATGTTCTACGACATTCTTGGCCAGAAAATAATATATTTGAACCTGATTTATTAGCACAATGCATTTATGATATTGAAAATGGAATATTAGAATAAATTTATTTTAATAATATTAAAAATTTATATATAATTTAATATTATTTTGTCATTTATTTAATCTAAATTAGTTTAGTTAATTAAAAAGTTAAGGAGTGCAATTGTATCTGTTACAGTCTCAGTTGTGTCGGCATCCATAACACCGTGTGTGTGAAGCTTATCTATTGATATATTATTTTGAACTAAATAATTATTAAGAATCAACCTCATTTTATCTTTATTCCTGCTACCATCACTAACTAAGAAGGCGTACCAAGTAGGAACTGTGTATCCAGCGTCTATATCTGACTGGGTATGATTCTCAGCTAATTCGATTTCGTTAATGATATATTTATACAAAGTTTGGTATTTTCGCGATAATTCCATCTCTATAAATTGATTTGCAACCATCGCA